AACTAATACTTTTGAATCAATTATTCTACCTGTTTTTTTTCTATCTACTAATCCCATATGTTTTTATATTATAAATATTATCATCTTCCAAATAACCAAGAGTATTTCATATAGTCATCTTTACTTACATTTTGATTTCTTTGATTTATTCTTTCGTGTCCAAATGGTATTACTGGATTAAAATCCAATTGTTTTCCCATATTTTCATTATTAGATACAGACCAAGATTCCAACATTGCCTTTGTTTGTTCCGTAACTTTTTCTAAACTACTGAAAGATGATTCTGCAACATATGTCGCCATTGCAATTGACATAATAAGGTCATCATGTTGTCCCTTTTGGTGGTCAGGTCTACCACTCACATAAATAAAGGTATTCATCTCATCAAATAACCTTGAACTATATATCTTAAATTCGTGTCTCATAGCTTCCTCAAATGAAGCAATAATCTGAACACGTTTGTTATTAAAATTTAGTCCGGGGATTTTATCCAATGTTTTTGGGTCATACTTCCATTTATTCGCCAAATCAACACCATCAACATATAAATTCTTATAACCCATTTCTTGTAATTTTCTTGAGGTTGATACCCCCATACCACCAGTTATATCTATTACAATAAAACAGTTATACATATTTGCCCATTTATAGCATATTTCAGCCATTGTATCTGGGGGTAATTTTCCCACATATTCGGCAACTTGTTCTCTTTCATCAAAATCAATTATTTGGAACGCACTAAAATCTTCACTATCTCCACGACTAACATCACAATTATGCGTTGTTATATGATGACACATAAATGTATTTGTTTCACACTCAAAATTATAAACATTACCTGTAAATTTATTTTTTTTAATATTTTTTACTCTAAAAAAAATAAATTCTTTAGTCTGATTAAAATGGCATGAACTAATTATTCTTTTATTAACTATTGAGAATTCATTAATATTAAATTTTTGTAGTTTAATATCATCTTTATTATTAATAAAACGCAGTAATTCCAATGAATCATTATTTCCTAAATTTAAAGAATATGTTTCTTTTGTTTTATATAATTTATTTTTAAATGTAATTTCACCTAGGTTTCTTAATAAGTTTAGTGATGATATTATACCAATTGAAAATAAAATATCTTGTATTGACTCTAATAGTGTTAAACTAATACTTACAAAGCTTAACTTAGAGTTATATTTATCCTTTTTTTTAACTTTAACCCAACATCCATCACTATCAAAATAACCACGAATTAACTCATATTTAAATTCATTAGGAATTGTTTTTACCCATTCACTTATCATTTTACCATATGAATATCTACCAAAATTTTCCAATAAAAAATAATATAAAAATTTACTATTAAAAACTAAATTATCAGAACTCTCCTTATCAATGTAAGTTGGATTACGATTAAATAATTTAAAAATAATTTTTTCCATTTCATATAAATATGATTTTTGTTTTTTATCAAAACAAATACCAATTAAATAGTTATCATTTTTTTGTTCTAACCAACCATCGCCTAACCACATACCTATAAACCACCAAAACTCTTTATTATTTAGTGGCGAACTAATATTAAAATCAGTTCTTACTTTTTCAGAAATTTTCCAATAGTTATCAATATTTTCTATTTTTTTATTAAAATATTGATTTGGAACTTTAATCCAATCCCCAACTTCAATATCTTCAGTCTTAACATATTTAAAATCAAAATCCCAATATCTTTCATTAAATTGATAATCTTTATTATTTTTCTTATAATTTCTTTTTAATATTGTTTTACTTATTAAAATTGGATGTTCTTTTGTAAAAGTTGTTGTTCTAAATGTATTATCTACTTTTATTGTATAGATATCTTCATCAATTACTGGATATATTTGTTTGTTAATAATATTAACATAATTACCAGTTTCATTAACTAATAACTCGTTAAAAGTCACATCCTCAATATTCTTCAACCCAAAATTTGTTAATACTTTTTCACCTGGAGGTAAGCAACCCATAACATATTTGTGTCCCATCACAGGTTCTTTCCATATCCATAAAGAATTACCCATCATTTTATTTTGGGGTTCTTTTATGTAATTGTCTTTTACTTTTTGCATTAATAATGAGTCAAATACATTATCACCAGATCCAAGAAAATTACAATTATGTGAAATAATCTTATTAGTGTAATATAAATGTAATTTACCTGAGTCAATTATATCATACACATCAGTTTCATCCTCATAGTTTAGTATATCAACAACAACCAAGTTACCATCAAAAGATTTAATAGAGTCTCCAATTTTAATATTTGAAAGTTCAATTGGGTGATTATCAAAATCAAAAATAGTATGATTTAAAGATCCGCGTAGAGTTAAATTATTTGAAAATGATATTTCAATAGTTTTTCTTTGTAGTTTTTGAACCCCTAAAAAATCAACAAATCCTTCTGGACTAGATATTTCATATTTACCGTTATTATATTTCATTTCTTAAAAAATTTACACAATTATTAATTATATTATCACTTATATGGACTCTACTAAAATCATCCTCATTAATTATCATTATATCATATCCATTTTTTTTATATAATGAATTTCTTATATCATCATCATCTTGTTGATGCCAATATTTACCATCATATTCAATTATTTTTTTACCCATCAAAAAATCAGGAAAATAAAATTTGTTTTCACTTACTTTAACTAATACCTCTTTATTTAATTCTTTAAACCAACAATTTTTTTTCTCCTCTTCATTTAATTTTTCATATATTAACCAAAAAAGTTTTTGAGATATTTTTGAATATTTTTTTGATTTAATACCCTCAAGAATCTCAATTCTGTTTGATAAATATTCTTCGTATTTTTTAACCCCATTACATTCACCGTATTTCCTAATAAACCATTGTTTACTATTAACTTTTAAATTAGAAACCCTTTTTCTATCTTCATCATAAAATTTTTGATATTCGTCACCATATTTTTTTTTAAAATAACCAATTGTCGGATAATGATTAATAGTATTATGAAAACAATTTACACAATTTTCATTATAATCACCTATTGAATAGTTAAATGAAGTAAAATTTACGTTACAACTTTTACACTTTATTTGATTTATTTCACCATTCTTATTAACTAAAAATAAAATTCTCATAGAGAATTTGTTACTATTTTTATTAAAAAAATCCATAAATTTTGTGTGTTGGTAAATAGAATCATATAATTTGATATTTTCTTTAATTAAAGTTCTATTTTTTGACCTCCCTAAGTAATTTTTATAACAATCTTCTGTTCTAAGTATTTTAATAGTTTCATCTAAACTTAAAAAGTTATTAGTCGAGTTACACTTACTTGTTTCCCAACCCTGTTTCACATAGTCAATATTTTTTTCAAAAAAATCATCTTTTTTTCTATTAAAACGAAACCATCCTTTGTCGTTTTTAATTTTGTTAACGTCTAAATTATATTTTAAAATGAAGATAACCCTAGCTCTAAAAAGTTTGTTGTCACAATATGAATCTTCTAAACAAGATGTTATTTTTATAACTTCAGAATAAATTGAGGGGTATTTCATATGGAAATAATTTCCAATTTTAACATTGTCAATATATCCAGTTTCTTCTATTTTTGATTTGAGTTCTTTAAGTTCCATATAAATAAATATCACAATTTTAATGAAAAGTAACTCAAGAACTATATTCTACAATAGATTTTCATATAAATCACCAATTCTAACATCAAAAATTTCATTTGTATTTTTGTCTCGTAGTGTTACCATTGTATTATAATCAACACACTCTAATTCCTGAGATACCTTTCTCTTATCGTATTTCAATTTCTTCACCATACCCTCAAACCAAGATGAACAAGGTTTATACCCTGTACTCATTATAATTTTGAGTTCTTCGAAGTTTCTATTCTCAAATGGTATATTATCCCAACTTATAATATCATCTTTACTATACTCAGTTTTATTGAGTAGGTAGTGGACTGTATCTTTGGTTTTGACTAGGTATAAATCTTTTGTGTATCTTGGGTCTCTAAACCAAAACATTTCAGATATTTTGAAATCATTCATTCCCCTATTTGCTTGGTTATAGATTTCATAATAAATTGGGTCATATCCATTTGGTGTTGATACCACAATAACCTTACCCCCAGTTGATAGTGAGGCCATACAAGCTGCCCAAAAGTCTGAGTCGGCATCAATAAACGCAGCTTCGTCAAATACTAGGATTGTTGGTGTAAAACCACGAAGAGCATCCTTTGACGTTGCAACCGCTTTTACTTCACACCCATTATTTGTTTTGAAATGTTTTTGGGAGTCTTTATCTTTGGAGAAATCAATTCCAACCCAACTAGGCCATTGGGCAATAAACAATCTTATCTTATTTGCCATTTCTTGGGATGTATCCAATTTGTTGGCAATAATTAAAATTTTCTCAGGTTTCTTTTTATTAGCAAAAGCTATTTTCTTAGATATCCAAGCCGCAGTTACCGTTGACACCCCAGCCTGACGATATTTTAATGCGATATTTTCATTATAATCTTCATAATCATTTAATAATGAAATTTGGTCAGGAAATAACTCCAAGGGGACATATTTTGATACGGTGTTGTCGTATGTTTCCAAATATGTTTTAAGAGCGTAAGGTGTATCTTTGATACACTTTACATACTCAATCATAACTTGTTCTTTTGTTAAACTCATAAATCCTTTCTACATAAATATCAAAACCCCCACTTATTTCTAAATGGGGGGTTTTTTTTAATCTTCATCGTCTATATCGTCCATCCAACTTGTATCATCATCCTCTGGTTCATCGTCATTTTCTTCCTCATCATCATCATATTCTGGTTCGATAGGTTCAACCTTTTTTTGACTCTGTATGATTTTATCATAATTAGGTTTTTCAACTTTTGGTGGATTTTTTCTAATTGCATCAACAATCATCTGTGAAAATTTTTCAAATTTATCCATAGCTTTTTGATGTTTTAGTTTTTTTTCTGGGGAATCTCCAGGTTTAGGATTACCTAAAACACCATCATACATAATTTCATTGTGTAATCTTGGATTGTCGTTAGCCATTTTATTAAATTGTGTTTGAATTGCTCCATCCATCCATGTCTCATATCCATCAACCAATTCACCCCATAAAAATCTTAATTTAGAACTAATTTCTCTACCACTAATCATATTTCGGATTTCATGTTTATGAGTGTCTGTTACATCTTTTAATGTATTACTTACATTTTTGTCTTTTGGTGTATATAAAATTGAATTATAATACCTCCCGCCTTTATATAATTCGTGAATTAATAATGGAAAATGTGGTGCTCTAACGATTAAAATCCAATTACCTGGGTTACTATTATCTGGAACAAGGTCTGTATACGCAACACGACCACTAGATTGTTCGGCCATACGTTCTAATGTCTCAATATTGTCGTTATAAAATACTGTAGCTGAGTTTTCAAATTGATTGTACTTATTTACCAATTCAGGGTTTAACTGATTTAATTGATTTTCAATTTCTTTATAAGCATTGAATCCTTCAGACCAAGCAGCTCCTTGTGTTGTAGCATTAATAAAATTTCTAGCTTTAACTCGTTCATCAAAATCAGAATCAATTTCTTTGGCTTTTTCAATTTTTTGTTTGTCAACTTTTTGCGGACTTATTCTACCACCAGGACTACTAGTTAAATTAACATCCATTTTTAGTAACCCATTGTCAACCCTTTCTTTTATTTTTGGAAATTTACTATAAAAAATAGCCAAAGCTAAATTTATTAATTGGGTTTTATATTCACGTTCTAAATTCGGTAATGAATACATTAATTCACCCATTTTATTACTTGACCCACCTTCTCCTTTTGCTTTTTCATATTTTCTTTTTTGTGCGGCATATAGATTTATTTTAGACTCATCGTCCATAAAATCATCAACAGGTGCTTCGTATAAAATTTTTTTCATTTTTAATACTTATTATATTTAATTGGCTTGTAATGTGTTTCATTTAAACGATTCATTGTTCTATTGAACTTATTTCTAATTTCTAACATAAATTCCATATTTCTTTTTCCTTGAATCTTTGTTTCTTCATCTTCATCAGGATTTTCAGGTTCATATTCATCTGGTTGCCACTCATCTGGTTCTATTTCTCTTTCTCTTTCTCTTTTCCTATTTGGGTCAATACGAATAGGTATAATAGCTGGTCCATTCATATTTCTTTTTCCTTGAATCTTTGTTTCTTCATCTTCATCAGGATTTTCAGGTTCATATTCATCTGGTTGCCACTCAGGCTCAACATCAGGTTCTATAGGTTTAATTTTTGGTTCTTTAATACCAGGGTCAATTGTTGGTGCAAATGGGTCATTCATTCTACGAGATAAACGACTCATTTTATTTCTAGGCCTTGGAGTATCATCATCTTCTCTACCTGGAGGCATATCATACTCTTCATAGTCTTCCTCATCTTCTTCATACCAATTTGGTCTTCCTTCGTATTTTGACATCATATCAAAATCTTCACCCATTTCGTCATAATAAAAATCTTCATTTAGATTTTTTTTATTTTTGTTTTCAGATTCAATTAATCTGAGTAAGTCTCTTTTTTTCATAGTTGGTTTTAAATTTGACTCAACAATTTTTGTTAAATGTTTATTTATAATTTCTTCTTTGGTTAATTTGCTTTTAGCTAAATTGGTGTATGTACTAGCAACCTTATCATAGTAATTAGCCATTGTAAATTCCTCATTAGTTTCTTTCTTTTTATATTTTACTGTCTTTTTTGGATGTTTTTTTTCTGGCATTTTTTTGTATTGTTTCTCAGACGTACTCTTTGAAAATTCCTTAGCCATTTTACACCACTTACAATCGTCAGTTTTACATTTGTTACATCTAGCCCAAAATAAACCTTGTTGCGCCTTAGATTCAAATTTTTCTTTTATTTCACCTTCGGCTTGTTGTTTAACAATTAAACCACCTTGGGGCGTTGGAGTAACTTCACCATTATTTACATTCACACCTGTGTTTTGTTGTTTCATTTTAGTGAGTTCATCAGGTGTGTAAGTTGTTACCTTTTCAGTTTTTGTTGTTGTTGTCGCTTCCTTATTCTCTTTTCTCTTTGACATTTTTTCAAATAGAAAATTAATTTTACTTTCAGTTAAGGATGAAATAAATTCAGGTTTAAACCCATTATCTAATAATAAACCAATTTTTTTATTAAGATTCATATTGAACTTTTTTTTCAAACTCTAAAACGATATCTCTTTCGTATAGTTTATTTTTAACACTTTCAATGGTATCCCCAAATCTAAATACTAATCTTTTATCCTTTTCAAAATTTACAGATTCTGATTCTTTCTCCCAACCTAATGCTATAACATCTTCCACTCCATCAAACATTGAAAATGTATCAGAATTTTGTAAAACTTCAAAATCTAAAACATTTTTTAATAATCCAACTTTGGATATAAATTCCAAATCTGGTGGTGATGGGTAACCATTCGCTGGTTTACTATCCCAAGATTCCCCCCAAACATCATTTATATTTTCAGAAAAGATGAATTCATACAAATTTTCACCTTTGTAATTAGAACCCAACTTATTAACATAAATTAAAAAACTCATAAAATATTACCTTTTGGACTTACTCTAATTCTTTCATAATCATTTTCAAATACTAAATACCCTTGTTTGTTTTTACCCAAAAGTCTAAAATCATTATTCTCATTTATAAATTTAACAGATTGAGTTTCTTGTTTAAATGATTCAGATAAATTTTGAATTTTTGACACTATATTGTTATTTGATTTATGTTGTTGTTTACCAAAATATTTACCCAATACTTTATCTACTTTAGATTCAGAAAAAACTTCTTCAAAAACTTCTTCAATAGATTGATGTCTGTTTTTTCTAGCCCCATGTGTACGATATTCCGCAATTTCACTCTCTGGTGCGGGTGGTGGTGGTGTCATACTTTCATCAGGCATTGGTGGTGGTGGCATTTGTTCACCTTCCATTCCTCCTTCTTCTCCACCCATTTCAGGCATTTCTTCACCATCTTCCTCACCACCTTCAAATTTGGCCATAATTTCATCCATATCATCATCTTCAAGTGTTGATAAATCTAAAGCAGAAAGAACTGAGTTAATAACATATTTCGTATCTTGTGATGTCATTTCGTTGTCTTCATTAGACAAGAATGTTCTAATTTTTTGTGCTAATCTACCAGTTACTTTTTGAATTGTTTTAAATGTAACATCCTCATCATCATCGTCATCGTCCCCCATATCCATCGGTTCTTCAGGTTCAGGCATTGGTTCTTCTGGCATAGGCGGCATATCACCTTCAGGTGCTGGAGGCATATCAGTAGGTGCTGGAGCGGGAGCTGGTGCTGGCACAGGAGGTGGGGCTGTAGGAGGAGCTTGTTCGTCCATTTCCAAATAATATTCCATTTGCTCATCACTTTCAACAAACAATGAAAGATTTTTAGTTTGACCCTCATTTATATTTACCTCTTTTGTTATTAAATTCAAACGTTTTAATGCTTGAGAATATGAAGGATAAAATTTTCTATTTTTGATTGGTTCAATATATTCGGCAGTTGATTCGTAAAGTCCTTTTTTAATTACATATCCAGTTCTTTCTTTAACAATGTGATAAGTATTTCCATCAGCCAAGGTCTTTCTATATTCATTAGATGAAACTTCATTAATTGGTTTTGGCGTATTAAGATTATATTGAGATATCTCAATCATCCTTCTTATTTTATCCATCCCTTCTAATTTCTCACTACCAATAGGTCTTAGTTTTCCCATAATTTTTTTTGTTTTTATAATATAAATATATTGAAATAATCAATTCTTTTCTTTTTCATCTAAAGAAAGTTTTTTATCAATCATTTTAACTGGTACATTATATAATTTTTCAATATAACCATTTCTCCTCAAAACTTTAAACACCAAATTTTCTAACCCTAACTCACCTGATTTATCCAATCCACTCTTACGATATTTTTTTAACTTGTCTTTAATTACCTTCACACCACTATTAATTTCATCAATACTCTCACCTTGTAAGTTTTTAATTAAAGTGTCAATTAAACGCATCCACCTTTTTGAGTTTTTAATAATTTCAGTTTTACTAGTTTTTAAATTTTCTTTTGATGGTTTTTTAATCCACTCATCTCTCATAACCGAATACACACCACCACTAATACCCTCGGCATCAACCCCTTCAACATAAAGTTCAACATCATACCCAAACATTTTTAATTCTCTTTTTTGGTTAAAAACAATTTTTTTTAAATCAAAAAATTCCATATATAAATCTTTAAGTTCTTTTGGGAATTGACTGTAATCAACTGTGATGTGTAAATCAACATCAGAGTATTTTGACCAATTGTAATTAGCTATTGATCCAGTAATAATAATATCGTCAATAACCACTTCCATTCCAAATGAATCAATAAATTGATATGCGATTTCCAAAAGATTTCTTCTAACCGATGGATTAAGTTTTGTGCCATCATCAACCCACATTTTTGGGTTTAATGTTTTTTGTGTATTAAAACTAGATATTACATTTTTTAATGATTCCATAATACATAAATATATTCTCACAATCGTTTATATTGAAATGATTTTGCAATTTTTGAATTGAAAAATTTTCCTTGTGATTCGGACATTCTAAATTGGGTGTATAGTTGATGAGGAACATTCTCGTACAAATATCTGAGTCCGTTGTTAAATTCCACAACTAACTCTTTTGATTCTGTATCAAATTCAGTTCTTCTTATATTACTTGACTGAATTTCATTAATAATTTTTGTTCCATTAATTTCTTCTCTTAAAATTCCCATAGTGTTAATATTTAAAAACCCCCATTGAGTTGGGGGTTAGGTTTAGTTAATTTTTTTTAGTTCATCACGGATTTCAATTGCTCGTTCAAAGTTTTGTTCTTGGATTACCTTTTCCAATTCTTTTTGGAGGTCAGCTACTTTTGATTTGTTTTTGGTTAGATTTTTAATCTCATCCCTTAAGATTGTCGCACGTTCAAAGTCTTGTTCTTTAATACATTCATCAAGTTCTTTTTGAAGGGCATTCACCACTTTTTGATGAGGATATTCATTTGATTTTTTGAAATCTGATTCTGGGTTAAAAAAAATAATTGACGTGAATATACCATCTTTAGGTGTCTTCATAATTTTTTTAAAATTACTGACATTATCAGTTAAATCAATTTTATCAAAAAAACTACCTAATGGTTTTTCCCCAAATAAGTCTTTTAAAATTTCTTCAAATCTTTTACTAAATTCTTTGTTTGACATATATTATTATTTAATAAGTTTATTATATACTCTAATACACTAATTATATACCAAAAAAATCAAAAAACAAATAATTGGGCAATATATTTTTAATCTATGACAATTTGTCATCATTGTTGAAAATGTAAAATAAAAGGCTATAATTGAATAAAAAAACTTATGATAGATTCAAAAGACGGAGACTACTCAACCAAAGGCAAAGGGGACACACCAGTGTTAAATAACTTTGCAAAAGATTTAATCAAACTTGCCGAAGAAGGAAAATTAGATCCGGTGGTAGGTAGAGATAGAGAAATAACTAGAATTGCACAAATTCTTTCAAGAAGAAAAAAGAATAACCCAATTATCATCGGAGAACCTGGTTGCGGTAAAACGGCTATAGTAGAGGGTCTTGCCCTTAAAATATTAAATGGAGAATGTCCAAGAAATCTAATGGACAAAAGAATTATGTCCCTAGATATGACATCCATTGTCGCTGGAACAAAATATAGAGGACAATTTGAAGAAAGAATGAAAATCATTATTGATGAACTTCAAAATGCTCCAAATATAATTCTATTCATTGATGAAATCCACCAAATAGTTGGTGCTGGAAATTCATCAGGGTCATTAGATGCCTCCAACATATTCAAACCAGCATTAGCAAGAGGGGAAATCCAATGTATTGGTGCGACAACCCTAGATGAATATAGAAAGAACTTTGAAAAAGATGGGGCATTAGAAAGAAGATTCCAAAAAGTAATTGTTGACCCCTCAACAAAAGAAGAAACGTTAAATATCTTAACAAACACTAAAGACAAATATGAAAATTATCATAAAGTAACTTATAGCGATGAAGTCCTAAAACTTTGTGTTGATTTGGCGGAACGATATATCACAGATAGAGAATTTCCTGACAAAGCCTTTGACATTATTGATGAAGTTGGTGCAAGAAGTCAAGTTGATACTAAGATGCCACAAATTATTGAAGATTTGAAACAGAAAGCTCAAGATATCAAACAACAAAAGATTGAAGTTGTTAAAAGTCAAAATTATGAATTGGCGGCTGATTTAAGAGATAAGGAAACTAAAATATTGGATAAACTAGATGAAGAAAAGAAAAAATTTGAATCCGATTTGTTAAACGAAAAGAAAGAAATTTCCGTTGAGCTAGTATATGAGGTTGTGTCCAATATGACAAAAATACCAATATCAAAAATGAATTCAGATGAAACCAATAAACTATCAACATTGGGTGATAATTTATCATCAAAAGTTATTGGTCAATCCGACGCTGTAATGAAAATCGCCAAAGCTATCAGAAGAAATAGATTGGGGATTAAAGACCCCAATAAACCAATTGGTTCATTCATATTCTTAGGTTCAACTGGGGTGGGTAAGTGTATTAGTGGAGATACGGAAATAATTGTTAGAAATAAAATAACTGGTGAAATAAAAACAATAAAAATAGAAAATATCATTACCGATACACAATGGAGAGTATAAAATAGAAAAAGAAAATGGTGGCGTGTGGTTATATGATTTTACCGATTTGAAAAATAAAAAAATTATTGAATACAATGGGGATGATTATCACGGTAACCCAAATAAATATAATGCTTCGGATTATCCAAACCCATTTAGAAAAAACATTACAGCACAAGAAATGTGGGAGAAAGACGAAAAGAAATTATTTCAAGCAAATAAACAAGGTTTTGAAATATTAGTTATATGGGATTCAGAATATAGATGGGGTAATAAACAAGAAATTATAAATAAATGTATAAATTTTTTAACTAAATAAGATGAATAAATTAGAAGAAATAAGGAATTTAATTGAAAACTCAGATAATGTTTTTTTATTAGATAGACATGAATTAGAGTCATTAAAAAAGATAACCAAAACGACTAAAATAACCGAATACGAAGTTTTAACTGATGATGGGTTTATTGATATTGAGGCATTACATGAAACAATCCCTTATGAGGTGTATCATTTAAAATTATCTGATGGTAAAGAACTTAAATGTGCGGATAATCATATTGTATTTGTTACCGAATATTATGAAATTACTTTTGAACCAATTGGTTTAACTGAAATCTTTGTTAAAGATTTAAATATTGGTTCGTTTGTTATGGTATCTGATAATAACGGCAATTTAATTGAATCTGAGGTGTTAGAAATAACTAATTTAGGTTATAAGGAAATTATGTATGATCTTGAATTGAATGAAAATTCTAATAGGAGATATTATACTAACGGTATTTTGTCACACAATACATATTTAGCCAAACAATTAGCCAAAGAAATATTTGGTAGTGAAGAAAATCTAATCAGAGTTGATATGTCAGAATACCAAGAAAAACATTCAATATCTAGATTGATTGGGGCCCCTCCAGGTTATGTTGGTTATGATGAGGGAGGACAATTAACCGAATTGGTTAAAAACAAACCATATTCTGTAATTCTATTTGATGAAATTGAAAAGGCAAATAAGGATGTATTTTCAACCTTACTCCAAGTATTGGATGAAGGTCATTTAACCGATGGCTTAGGAAGAAAAATCAATTTTAAAAATTGTATTATCATTATGACATCAAATTTGGGGGTTAAGAAATTCCAAGAATTCGGAACTGGAGTTGGATTCAAAACCACAACAAATTCTTATATTGAAGAAGAACAAAAAAGGGACATGTTGAAAAAAGAACTTAAGAAATTCTTTGCTCCAGAATTCTTAAACCGAATAGATGAAGTTATTGTATTCAATACCCTAAAAGAAGAAGAAGTTAAACAAATTGTTAAACTTGAAATTGACAAATTGATAAACAGATTAAATGGTTTGAAATATAATATTACTTGTGATGAAAAAGTATTGGAATTGATATCCAAAGTTGGGTTTGATGAAACATATGGTGCAAGGCCAATAAAACGAGCCATACAAGACCAAATTGAGGATTTCATATCTGAGGAAGTCTTGAATGGGAAAATAGTTGAGAACGAGAAATATGAACTTACAGTGGAAGAAGAAAAAGTGGTGTTAATGACACCAAAGAAGAATAAAAAGAAAAAAGGGACTGAATAGTCCCTTTTTTTAATATCTTCTATATCTTCGTTCTGATATATCACTTGGAGGTTCTATAGGTTGAGGTAGCTTATTTTGAGTAGTATTTAGGGGGTTTGGTTCGTTTAATCCACGAGTTGAGGTTTCAGAATAAGTGTTTACACCTTTTAATCTTTGAGTCGCAATATCATCTATATTATTTATATGTTCAGAGTATTCTTTGAAATTTTTTAACGCCTTTTCAATTTCAAAAATTAATTGTCCTTTTTTTTCTTGTGGCATAGTTGACGCAGATACTTTATTTTTTAAATCAGTTAATTTGTTCATGATTTTATGATTAGGGGCGTCTAAATTTTTTAATTGTTTAGCAATATTTTTTAAAGTATTTAAATACCTAAAAAAATCATAACCCTCTCCCCTCCAAACACCTTTCAATCCTTGGTAAATGTTACTAATTCCATCAAAAATACCTTCCTCAATTTCAATTTTTTCTTCTTGTATTATTCTTTTACTGATTCTATATAAATCAGATTCTGTTAAATAAACTATTTTTTTCATTTTTGAATTTTAATAATAAATATCATCAAAAAATGATTTTCCTTTTTTCATCATTTTTTTGTTCGTGTTTCTTATAACCCAAATCACTAATCATATTCTTTACAATTTCCAATGTGTTATAAACATCCTCAACAATAACATACTCATGTTTGGTGTGATAGTTATAATAACCAACAGCAAAGTTGATACAAGCAAAATCAAATTTATTCTTTAACGCATATACATCCGTATAAGGGTGGGATTGATATTTGTTTCTGTTGTTAAATCCCTCTGTTAATACCTTGTCACATTTTTTAAAGAATTCAGATTCCTTATCAAATAATTTTGTACCCATACAATATTCACTAACCATCCAGTTACCTGGGGCATCACATTGAATAACATAACCAACATTGGAAAAGAAATTCTTATCGGCATTTTTTGATCCGTGACAACCAGTTTCCTCAGATACAAATAACGCAACCTTGACATTGGGAAGAAGTCTCAACATCTCCAAACAAATATATACCCCACATTTATCATCCCCACCAATACCAGTTGGTTGGTTTGAATCATTAAACGCCTTATAAGCCAATTTCATTTCATTTTGGTCATTGGGTAACATCATCTCTTTAATATTGATTGTATCCAATTCGTGTACCGTGTCCGTATGTGCGACAACACAAGGGAAATATTCAACTTCACCTATTTGTTTTGTTGCATAGATATTTCCCATATCATCAACAAAATGGGGGATGTCATTTTCAACCAACCACTTGGTTAAAAATTCAATCATTAAATCCTCCTTGTATGTTTTGGTAGGTACAGACAAAACCTTTTTTAGTAATTCGTAATCTTGTTTCATATTACAAAATTACAAAAGTTTTTTTAATTTCCTAACTAATCGTTCAAAAAGTTCTCCACTTGAGATATAATTTTTAAATTCATCAATGCTATATGACCTTTTTTCAGTAGTACCTTTATCAAAATGAGATAAGGTAATTCGTAGTGTATCTTTATCAATATCTATAATTTTGAATGATTTTGAGTTGTCTGTTGGTAGGGGATAATCATTATTAAGGTCATATCCTAATTTGCTCAACTCATCATAAATTTTACCAATATTGTTAATATATTTTTCAGGATTTTCTTCAATCTCTTCTAGAATTTCTTCCAACTTATCTTTAGCATATTCTTTAAATTTATTGTAATCCATATTGTCGGTAGCATAAATTCTTTCATAATAATTTCCAAATTCTCCAAAAGTTTTTCCAAGTTTCCTAAAAACTGTTTTATCTTCTTTACTTGTACTAACTAATGGGATTGTTTTATCCTCAACTCTATCATATAAAGATAATAGAATATTGACTGAGGTAAGATAGTTATTAAATGGGGTTTCATCTTCCCTGTATATTCCATATCTTTGGAAGATGTCCGTAAAATCTTCAACAATTTCTTTTTTAAGTGATTCTATTACACCTTCATTTTTGAGTTCAAAATAATTTGTAATAATACTATCAATTGGATAATAAAATGTTTTATATAAAAAGTTTGAAGCTTCCTCATAGAATTCATTTGAGTCTTGATTTTTTCTTAATAAATCTGGATGTGTGTATTTTAATATTTTTTTAACCAATTCCATATTAGTGTCGTTAAAACCCATCATAATATAACCTTCATTCCATTCATAAGGATCTTCGCTAAAAAACATACCATCATAATAAGAACTTTCACCTAATGCCATATCTAGATAATTTCGGTCTTCATCATTTTCAAATCTAAATGTGTTGAAATACTCATCGTGAGTAAAATTAAGAACAACCATACTTTTGCTTGGGTTTTTCTCATTATATTCAATATCCCATAAAAACTTATCAGTAAGATTTCTTAAATCATATCTATCATATTTTTTCCCAAATTTTATCATCATTAACATTCCATATGTGGTATTATCACTTCCAGTTAACTCAATAATTTCTTTAGCTATTTGGGGATATTCATTAATAACCTTATCAAACAAATAAGTTTTACCATCAAATCCCTCAATATAAAAAGCGCCATACCTTGGTTCTTGTAACCAAAAACCTAACTTATCACCTTTTGATAAAACAAGATAATTTTTTTTGTCATTATGTTGATATTGTCTACTGATTTCTTGTGGGGCATAATATTCCATAGAAACCCTTTTAAATATTTGTAATAACAATACCGAGTCATCTTCAAATAATATCTCAATACCTTCGTCCGCAATTTCTTTAGGTGATTTATTTTCATCATCATCCTGTTCATATATCCTACGCAGTTTCTTTGGCGTCATAAAAATTTTTCTTTATAAATACTTTCCAATATTGGTTTTGTCAATAATTATATTTATACTTGAGTATAGTTATTTGAAAATATGGGGATAAATTGGCATCGATCGACATTGTTGGTTATTAGGGGCATGTCAGACCTGAACTAAGTCTGTTAAACTGGTTTAAAACACAGATGGCAACATCTTTGACAAACTTTCTGCTGTCGGTTTAATCCGTTCAGAAGAAACGGTAGTAGCCTAGTTAATAGGTCATTACTTTCGAGTCGGGGTACATTCACTCAGGAACAGGAGTACTATAGGGTTGTCTAACTAATTCTCATCCCTAAAAATGAATTGGCCGATTTTGTTGATTTTGGGGGATATAAAAATCAAGTAGTTCGGAACATTGCGAATAATGTTGTCCTAAACATGTAGTCCTTAATAGTTAAGATGGGCGACACCGGGGTTCGATTCCCCGTATCTCCACATCGGAAGTTTTTGTTCTTATCATATATTTATATAATAAAAGAATATATGATGAGAGCAGAAAATAGAAAATACCACTATCTTTATAAAATAACTTGTAAAAAAACCCATAGATTTTATATTGGTATACATTCTACTGATAATTTAAACGATCGTTATTTTGGAAGTGGTAAAAGATTATGGAATTCCATAAACTATCACGGCCAAGAAAACCACACTAAAGAAATTTTAGAATTTTTTTCAAGCAGAAAAATTTTATTGGAAAAAGAAAAAGAAATAGTTAATAAAGAATTATTATTAGATAATTTGTGTATGAATTTGGTAGTTGGAGGTGAGTCAGGTGGGTTCATTGATGAAAAACATTTTTTAAATTTCCAACGTAAAGGTTCTGAACTTGGAAAAAAGATTTTCATAGAAAAATTAAAGAATGATGAAGAATTCCGTAAAAAACATTCAGAAACAATGTCCAAATCAGGAAAAAAAAGACATCTTGAGGGGAAATTAAAAAACTTCACTTATGATTGGACAGGCAAAAAACACTCAGAGGAGTCAAAAAAGAAAATGTCTATGATAAAAAAAAATGTAGGTTTAGGTGAAACAAATTCACAATTTGGTACAATTTGGATTACAAAAGATAATCAAAATAAAAAAATTAAAAAAGACGGTTTATCTACTTTTTTAAACGAAGGGTGGGTAAAAGGCAGAATTATCAATAAATAAATAAACCCCACCTATTAAGATGGGGTTTTATTATTTAGAAAAACCCAATTTGTTTCTTTATTTCATTTTCATAATTGGTAATAGTTTGATTTAGTTTTTCAAATAATTGATTCTCAATTAATTTTGGATTTCTAAATTTATTCCCAATACGAAACAAAAGGTCTTCCAGATATTTTTCAAACACTTGTTGATTTGTTATGTTAGTTTCTTTGTGTTTATTTAGAATTGTTTTTAAAGAATTAGCATTAATTTTTAAATTTCTATGATTATAACAATATTCTCCTTTATCTCCAAATTTAACTAACACATCCGCAACGCCACAACGTCCGGAACTATCTGACACCTTATCAATAGCAATTATTGTACCTCTATCACCTTTATTAATACCACCTTTTGGTCCACCCCATTTTTCAGGATATCCTTTGTCATCACTAACCTCAACTTCAACACCAACTAAACTTTCTATCTTTTTATCATAATCATCATATATTTCAAATCCCACTCATTCTTCGTCATTCTCTATTATAACTCTTTTCACTAAACGAGTTAAATCTCTTTCTGTTAATCTTACTATCTTCTTCATTGTTTTTTTTTGATTATTTATTTACATAATAAATATTACATAAAATAAAAAACCCCTCTTTATCGGAGGGGTTTTTTGTTATAACACTTCTTTTTGATTTAGTGACTTATCAATTCGTTTGTCTGTATATCTAATTGAATCGTCATACCTATCATTAATAATCCTCAATAGTTCATCAAATCTTTTGATTTCGTATTGTTCCATTTTATTGAACCTTTCATCCATTGTTCTAACAAGTTCATTGGTGTTTAACCTTGAATTTTCTTCAATTGTTTCAAACCTACGAAATACGGATTCAAATTCACGTCTGTAATCATTTCTGGTGTCATCAAAACTGCGATAAATGCCCTCAAATTGTCGTTGAACATTGTCAAACTCAAATCTGTAGTTTTGTTTTATGTCAACAATTTGACGTTGGATTTTACTGACTCTAAACAGACCCCAAACAATAACTCCAATAAAAGTTAGAGCAACCATCGTGAGCATACCTAAAGCAAAATAAGTAATTGCCATAATAATAAATTATTTAAATTTTTATGTCCGAAGACATAAAAATAATAAACAACTTATTTTAATAGTAAAAGCATAAAAGATGTAAATCCAAATGTAATACCACCAATTGCCAATCCGGTCAATAACCTATTCCTATTTCTAGCTTTTCTAAATTCCTTTGACATATCACCAATAATGTCCTTTTGGAGTTTATCAATATTCTCATAGCTACTAATAACCTTGTCCTTGGAATTATTTTCCTTTTTCAGCATATCAGATATTTCTGATGATTGTTTTATCGCTGTTTGGTACTTCTCTTGTATTAAAAGAAATGAATCAACAACTTCCATACAATCATTTAGTTTTTTGGTTGTATTGACCAAAGAATCGTACTGGATGGTAATCTCTTCAACCATTGTCCTATTCATTGTGAATAAGGTATCCCCATTCATCACAACAAGATTTATCATTGGGGGGATGGTATCATTTTGTTCCAAATCTCTTGCGTAACTCAATGAGAAGTTCATCATTAGAACTATTACGAATAGAATCAATCTTAACATTGTTTTGAATTTTTAATTGGTTTAGTTTGTATGACAAATTTGATTCACTTCGTTTAATATCAGTTGTCAATACATTAAGTTGGAGCTCCATATTTTTTCTCTCCGTTCTAATACTACTAATTTCCTTAAACAATGAATCAATGGTCTTTCTTTCTTGTTCAATAATCATCTTTTGGTTCTTATTGTTTTCTACATGATTTAATCTCATCATATATCCCAATACAATACCTAAAAGTAAAATTGATGCAACAATAATTAGGGTGTGTTTCCAGTTCATATCTTTTTATTTATAAGTATAATTTTAACTAAAAAAAATTCAAATATATTTGACTTATTTAGACTAGTTGCGTATTTATTTGTTGATTAATAATCAAAATTAAATAAAAAAAAATCTTAAAAATGAAAAACACTATTTTTGGAATCGCATTGGTACTTGGTACTATTTTTACTTCTTGTGGTACTGCCACTAAAACAGAAGAAACTAAAACAACTGAAGACTCTACTAAAGTTGAAACAACTACAGTAACAACTCCATCTGTTGATTCTGCTAAAGTTGAAGTAAAAAAACCTGAAGGTAAATAATAGAACTTAGGTTAAAAGTAAAATCCCCACTCTTAATTGAAATGGGGATTTTTTTATTTTAATAGTTGTCTAATTCTTTTGATTTCTTCATTTAATTCTTCCTCTTTTTTCTTTTTTTTAAATGTAAATGCTTTATTGACAATATCTAAAGGAGTTAATAATAATGAACCAAACAAATCTGGAATATCATCTAGTTTTCTGTTAAAATCCCACTTCTTTTTATCTTTGTCATCCACAACATTTTTGTTTGGATCTTCCTTTTTTGGTTCTTTTTTTAACCCTTCTTTTTCTTTTTCCGATTCTTTCTCTTTTTTTAATCCTTCTTTTTCTGGTTCTTTTTCAATTTTACCAATAAAAAAAGGTTCAATTTTTATAGTATCTCTATTAGAGTCTTTAACCTGATATGTGACATTGTTCCCCCCACAGTGTCCTACAATATCCCCTTGTTTAACTTCCGTATTGTTTCCAACAAAAATATTACGATTCACGCCACAAATTTCTGAATATATTATTTTTTTATCAATTAAATGTGCAATTTGAACAAAACCATCACATTTAGATTTATCAGTGTCATATATAACTCCATCATAAGGTGCTATAATTGTATCTGTAGTATCCGCTTGATATATATATTTTTTTGGACTCTCATCAATTAATTTTCCATATTTTATTGGTTTTATAAATTTCATAACTTCATTATTTGTTTCATTCTTATTATTTGTTCTTGTAGAATCTTATTATTTAATATTGACTCGGTTTTAACTTTGGCTGCAGTAGTAGTTGTAGTATTACCACTGCTTGATGCTACTTGGCTGGCCAATGTAGAATAAACCTTTGCTTCTATGTCAGCTTTAAGTTTCGCCTCATCAGTTGACCCTTTATCATCTAAAGTAACTTTTTCACTTGACGTTGTTGCACCTGGGGTATTGTTAGGGGGACCCTCCTTTACCCAAGCAATTTTAATATGTCGATCATTACCGCTAATAAGTTCTTTCGTTATATTTTTTTCCCTCAATGCGGTACTAACTAAATTTCTTAATTCATTTGGGCAGTTTTCTGTTTTTAATTCCGCCGTTTTTCCATTAGTATCTGCTGGTAATTTAGGTGATAATGTTAATTTACATCCGCTATTATTTTTTTCCCAATAGGTAAAAATTGATGATAAATAGTCAGAAAACGCATCAAAATATTGATCTGGTGGGTTAGTTATTGTAACACCATTACTAGATTTATAATTTATTTCTTTCATAATATTTTAATAATAAATATTGATATATACAAAAAAAGGTGCGAGATAACCCACACCTTTTAAATTTTACACCAACCCAAACAAACTTTACCAAAAGTTATTTTTTGAATTAATTTACAAAGAATCTGTTTCATAATGTTTTTCTTTATAAATATCTAAGTCACTAAATTTAAGACCCCACATTAGACTTACCATAGCCATTTGTCTTTTAGCATAAGTCTCAGTGAGATTCAGTTTCTTTTGAAGTTCTTTTATACCCCACTCTTGCCATTTGTCGTTTTGTTTCTCAGTCATAGTGTATTCCTGATACCAAGCATCTTTTCTATCCTTGATGTCATCATAAGTTACCTTGTGACCTGATATTTTAAACATCTTGTTTATTGCATCAACAACAAACTTTTCTTTTTTCTGTTCATATGAAAGTCTCTTTCCCATAGTGATAATTATTTTTCGTTTAACAAAAATTGGTTTGATATAACTTTGAATGATATTTTTCTATCGTATGATCTTATAACGATTCCTTCTCTATCAAAGTTCCCATTAAGTTCAGATTTTTTATCTGCCAGTACAAGTAATTCATCAATTGTATTTGGTAGTTCAAAATTGTAATCCAACACTGGAACAGGTTTCAAACCCAATTCTTCCATTAAGATTAGAAATTTTGTGAATGGGATATTTTTTTGTTCATCAATATTGAACACATTGAAGAATCTAACTGTCTGACCTTTTATCTTGTATGGATTGGATTGCACCCCCTCACCTATAAGCTCACCCTGAATACAGATATTATAACCCAATTTGGATAAAGAATCCTCTAAGTTCAATTCTCTTGCAACTTTCCAAAAGGTGTTACCCTCACTATCCAAAAGCTCAAGATTTCTTGAACAAATCCCAAATTCACCATCTTTAAGGTAGAATGTTGCACTAGTCCCATCCAACTTTTCTGTAACATAGAAATCCTTACCATAATTCTTAATTTCTTCATACTTGTCAGATAGGTTTTGAATTCTTTCTTCATCTGTCTTACGAATAAAAGATGGGAATTGTCCTTTAACCTTACCAGCGAGCTCAGCAGGAATTGGGTGTTCATATTTAACAATACCCAACATTTCAGTAACATCTTTTCCCTCACTAACCAATTCACCCAAAGGTAAAATATGAATAGGTAGTATTAAACCTTGACTCAATTGTTCACGAAGTCTGATTGTCCTCAATCTAAATCCTTCTGATCCATCAGACATTTTCTTGTAAGATGTTTTTCTCAAGAATTCAAATTCTTCCTTTATAGGTAAGAATGAATCTATTTCACAATAGATACAGAAGTCACCAACTTTGTATTCCCCTTTCTTAGATACAACATCCCAGTTGTTTATTCTAACAACTTCAATCATATCAGCACCAGGTATTGGTTTGATTTCTTTTACAATTTGTATGCTTGCTAATTTCCTTTCCATTTTAACAAAAATCATTATTTGGTGAAACTCTTAATCCGTCAATATATGTCTCCTGATGTTCAAAATCATAATGATATTGTCTTGGATGTTCTTGACGATATTTTTTCATATCAAATCCATTAGGTTGTCCCCATTCAAGTGACATAGTTATAAACTCATCAAAACCAATTTCAGTTCCATATTCATCAACTATTCTTCCTGATTTTATGAAATTAAATAATTCTTCTTTGTTTGAGTAATATTTGTTATCATGAAAATTCCATAAGAATTTCCAACCGCTACTTCTTTTACCTAAATGGATTGAAGTGTTTTTGGTAAATTCATCCCAATAAGAAATTTGTTCAAATGTTTCACCGACTATTTTAAAATTAAATATTATTGAGGATGGAGATATGTCCAAATTTTTAATATCCTCAATAAGTTTAGATTTCTTTTCATCCATTTCTCGGACACTAGGAATTCTATAGTAATTTGTTCCCATTTTAATTTGTTTTTAATGACCAATCAATTTCCCAATCTCGTTGGGTTTTACCAAATCTTGTATCAAAATAAATTCCTACCATCTTACATAGATCTTCCATATCCTTAATTTTTTGAACGTCAGTTTCGTTTTCTAAATTAAAAGAGACGTTAATCCATTTGTCAACTGGAAGTCTTTGTGGTTTATCATATTTTTCAATAAGGGTGGAAGTTTTAATTGGTTCGTTAATTATATAATCAACCCCATCATTTTTTAATTTTTCAAGTTTGTTCATTACAAACTCATACGCTTCATTGATATTCATTTTTCTTTAAAATTTCTATTAAACTATTTAAGTTACTGTTGTTAAAAAATTGTTTTTCAAATCCTTCAGTTTCATATTGGACAAATAATAAAACATCATCTTGGGGAAAAATCTCAATACTAACCTTACCACTCTCAATGTCAAACTTTATTTGAAGTTCGTCATCAAAGGTAACCTGGAAATCAAATTCTTCCTTGATATGGGGTTTAATTTTGTTCCAAACCTCACTTTGGAATTTAGTTAAATTCTGTGTCATGCTTTTCTCCTCCAACGAAGTTTTATCATAAATAGGATAAATGCGGATGTTAATAAATTATTCATATAGTGTAAATTTAATAATAAATATTTTGATTACACTAATTCTAAGTTATTTTCTTCACAAAACCAATAAGGAACTTCCCTATTTTTCCAAGAAACAAAATTTTTTTTTGCCCCAATATAATAGTTCCGATATGACTGGATAACATCGTTAACTTTATATTCATCTGTCATTGCTTTTGGTGGTTCTGTAAAGTCTTTATCAACTACATTGATTGGATTCATTACACACCACTCAATCACATCTTGGGTTTTATGTCTTCTACCATAACGATAGGTATATTCCTTACACAACTCCAACCCAAGTTCACATAGGTAATAGTAATTAGATAATGATTCTCTAACCCATATTGAACAAGGGTGGTTTTTGTGTGATAATTTATAAGGGATATCCAATTTGGATTCTGTTACATGGTGAGCCCCACATAAAAGTTGTCCGTATTCTAGGATCATTTTGACTGCGTGTTTGTCACAATGGTATTTTACACATTTAACAACATCATAATCCAAAAAGAAAATATTCATTAATCTTTGTTTTGAATAGTGAAAGGTTCAACTTTTAATTCAGCGGTTTGTTTTTTCTTAGTATGTTTTAAGAAACTATTAACATAACCAATAATATTAGCAGCTCCAATAGGATTGGCTGAGTGAGAATAAATTTGAGGGGTATGAATTGTATAGTCGCAATATTCATTAACCAACCATTTTGCCGCGTCATATCCTGTCTTTTCTTCAATTCTGGTATCACCCAAATCATGATCAAATGAAATGACATCAATATTGTCAAAACCAAGTTCAGATATTTTTTGGATGAATTGGTCATAATTTCTAACAACAATCTAAGTTTTGTCATTAGGGGTTCTTTCATCATCCAAATAGATTTTATATTTCATTATTCTTTTTGTTTTTACGTGAATAATTTTTTACACTTTTGTGGACTTTTGTAACTGAGGCAAATCCATGTGGATGTTTCTCAAGATAGTCCAATCTTGCGCCATTACCGATGGCGTTGATTGTGACTTGGAGTTTATTCTTGTTTTTCATTTTGATTATGTTTTTTATTATAACCAACCATCACCACCAAATGTTCCCAAATTGTAAATTATTTTTGACAATCTTTAATCCCATCTTTATATCCCTTTGTATAAATTGAATCGGTATTAATAACCTTACCAGATTTCAATACAATTGGTTTCAATGGGGGTTTTGGGAATGTGAAATAACCAACCATAAAAACAATAAAACCAACAATAAGAAGAGTTAAACCTTTTTTAAAATTAGTTTCAATTCCGAAACTAAGTACACTGAATAGTCCAGAAAACATTAACAATGATGATACAATTACTTCCATTTTTTTATTTTTTAAATTGTTAGTACCCCCTGAGAAACTCGAACTCTCAAAACTATGGTCCTAAATCATATGCGTATGTCAATTCCGCCAAGGGGGTATGAATATGTTCAACTTATCTGGGAACCTATCAGAAACCTAGACGCCGACCAAAGTGAGCGTGGGGTTCAAAGAAAAGGGGGTCGAACCTTAAATGATACATACCAGTTTTCTCTATGTATCATAGTTAAATGAGGGGTTAAAACCAAATCCCACCTTAATGAGATAAATCAAACCCAATATGATTATTCCAATCATTGCACCGGAAAACATAAATAACGCGAATTCTTTTTGAGATTCAGTCTTACCTTGATTTTTTTCTTTCATTACAATATTTTTTGATAGTCAATAAAATTTTCATTCACCCATATTTTACCACTCATATCATCACCATTCTTGCCAGAATCAAATATCTTGGTTAATACCTCCCTCTCACCATCCAACTCATCCCAAAGGGCCGAAATAACCAAATAGAAAATACGTTTTTCGGTTGGTGATGAGTTAAATTCTTTTCTTAAGTTATCAATTTTGTCAATTACGTTTTGAATTGGTGTCTTTTCCATAATGTTAAATATTTGTAAGATTATTGTCAAGCTCAAGTTGACTCTCACTAAATATATGTAACATTCCATTGTCAATCAATACCTGGGAATAATTATAAGTATTACTATTTTATTTTCTAATCTTGTAATTCAACAGATTCAAACCCTTGATTTTGTTGGGGTTGGGGATTACTGGGTATATTTCTTAGTTATGTTTAATTTTAAAAATTTTATGAATTTGTTTTATGCTTCGCAACCCACTCATCATAAGTTAGTGTATTAGCTTGTAAATATTTCTTCGCTATTTCAGAATTGTATTGCCTGTTTTCTTCCATTAAGTTTCCATCACGAAACATTTCTTCTGTTTTGATTGCTTTCCAATCTAATCCACAATTCCATTCAACAATTAACATTTGTGACATTACATCTTTCGAATGTTCTTGTGTTGTCGTCTCGCTTTGCATATTAATAAAACTATCTGTTACTTGTTTCATATATGCTTCATATTCTTTTTGAAATTCTTTCTTTTTATCCATAATTTTTATTTTTTTGGAGCGGTTGACGGGAATCGAACCCATATCACTGCCTTGGCAAGGCAACATAATCATCCTTTATACTACAACCGCAGTTTTATTTAAAAAGTTCCTTAACTTGTTTCATCACTTCCTCGTGAGGGACAACTCTACCATTTTTAACATCTTCCAGTCCCCTCTCAATTTGTTTTCTCTGTTCATCAGTTAATGTATAATACCAATCTTCCTCAATACCCATAATGAACTCTAAATCCATAATCAAGTGTCTAAACATATCCAACTCACATTCATCTAAGTCATCATATTCGTCACAATCGTCAAATACATATTCATTACAATAAATCCTATAAACCCATTTACCATCCACCTCATCAATAACACAATTAATGTTGTTTGATTCAGCAAATAAATATAAGTCTTCAAAGGCGGGATTATCAAATCCAAATTCCTTTAATTTGTCTTTAAAAATACTATGATATAAAAAGTCCATTAGTTCAATTTTTTTCTTAGGTAATATAATGATTTACGATTCCATACTTTCTCAGAAGCATATGCCTCAATTTCCATTGGGTGTTCGTCATACCCATGTTTACGATACAATCTTCCATACTCACCAATGATGTTCTGTTTGGTATGAGTCCATTCGTGTATAATTGTTTTTGACAACTCAGATACGTTTGGTATGTTATTCACATACACATAAACAATGTGTTCTTCTGGATCATAACAACCCCAATCTTCTTCATTCTTATAAGACAAAACAAGTTTGGGGAATTGTTTGTTACGTTTTTTACCAAGATTGATTTGGCAAAACTCAACAATTATGTTAGCAAGTTTAGCAACCTGGTATTTAGACAAAGTTGAGATTTTGGTCTTTGCTGTAAACATTTTATTGAAGATTTATTGGTGAGTTATATTCTGATGTAAAATTACACTTTCCTATTCTAATTTCCAAATAACTTATCAAGTATTTTTAATTTAAGTTATCAATTTCCATACAATACAAATTGTATTCTTGTATTTCCCCCTCAAATCTATATTTGTAAATACCCTCAAATATGTCTCCACCATATTTAGAATAATAAGGTTCATAACCCAAGTATTCTACATCTTTATCCTGGTAATATGGGGGCATTCCCATATACTCATCCAAGAGATTTTTAGCCTTTTCCATACTGGTTGCAGTTAGTGCTGGGATTTTATCTTCCCTATTTACTATAAGATATATTAGTGCCATTGTGTTTTGTTTTTAAAGGGTGATTTCTAATATAAACCACCCAAAGTTAAAAAGAGTTCAAACAATTTCAAATATTTTTTTGTACACCCAGTAGGAGTTGAACCTACAACCGAAAACTTAGAAAATTTTTGCTCTGTCCAGTTGAGCTATGGGTGCTAAATTTCCCCACCTTGAGATTACTGGTGAGTAGTTACATCGGTTTTTTCCTATTTAAAAAACCTGCTGGGCATCCCCTTTGAAAAAAGTCAGACTACGTGGCGGCGTGTTGGGACCGTTATTCCACGGCTGGGTACTATCGGCATTTCCCAGTCTAAACCGAGTTCATTGTTAAATGAGTCTTGAACCAAAGACTGGTGAGTATCCCTTACTCATTGTAGTCAGTATAGGATTTGAACCTATATCCCCCAGGATGCTTAAAGAATACTATTCTACCTCGGACGTTACCCATATGTGGTATTCATTCCCACTTACGCCAACTGACTATTTTTTAAAAGTATTTTCTAGTAACATATCCCTCAGTTCCTAAACTTGGTGCGTTGTTATTTTCATCTAAATGAAGAAACATAAATCCCCTGTAAGCGTTAGCTTCGAGTAGAATCTTTTCAATCATTGTGATAATGCCAAGTTTTTCTTCCATTGTGTTATTTGGATGTGACAATTGTTTGTTAGCGAAGTCTTTGATGTACTCAATTTGGATTGTTTTTTTCTCTTTAGGCATTGTATTTCCGTTTTAGTGTTCACAAATATAGATAGAGTTTTTTAATTACACAACCTTTTCATAATATTTTTTAAAAATTTTTTTGAGCGGATAGTTGGTACTGCCCCAACTTATCTAGTTTGGAAGACTAGAACATTACTTTTATGCTATACCCGCTAGAATTGGTAGAGCCGGTATGAGGAATCGAACCCCATTTTCTTGGGTACAAACCGAGTACATCACCACATATGTTTTACCGGATAGTATATTATCGTTTTTTATAGATATATGTAATTGTATCACCAACATTATAAATCGTATTTCTCCTTGTTGAAATTCTATAACCACAATCAGTTATATAATGATACACTTTACCATACTCTAAAGTGGAGGGTGATTCGGTTATAATCATAGTGTCAATTACACATTTCTTAAGCGTATCACCCTCCTCAAGTTTGGGTAAATCAAAACAAGATGTTAAAATCAATGATGTTAAGATTACAAAAATTAGTTTCATAGATGTTCAATTACCCAATTAGAAAATTTCTTATGTCCAGATGGTGCAAAGTGAATACCATCCCAAGTATCACTATAAAACATTGTTGTGTCCATAGGAATTATTTTACAATTCTTTAATCCAGTTTTTTCTTTAACCATTAGTTTTTGAAACTCAATGTATCTTCCAACACATCTCTTGGTTGTTTCTGCGTCATACACAGTCTTTGTTGCTACCTGAGCTGGATTAAAACCAACAATAACAATTGGTTCAATTCCCCTTCGATTACAACTATCCACCATTGCTTGAATGTTATTCACCGCCCCTTGTAAATCTACCATAGAAAACGCATCGTTACATCCACCATAAATGAATACCCTTGTAAAAGCTGAATCTGTTTTAAAACAAGTGTTTAACGTTGACCTCATATAATCCGTCCTTACACCACCTTTTGATAGATTTAGACTCTGGTATCCAAAATGTTTTGATACTTGATCCTGCCACCCACCTGCGGCACAGGTTAAACTATCACCGATGTATAATACCCTACGTGGGGGTGTTTTGTAAGTGAGGGATGTTAATAAAACAATCGCTAAAAGAAATAAAAAAATTTTTTTCATATAATAAAGGTTTTTTTAGTGGAGAGTATCGGCTTTGCTCCGATCACCTCTTGTGTGCAAAACAAGTGCTCTTGCTGAATGAGCTAACCCCCCTTTTTCCATATTCCACCAGCCAAACATTTGAAGTCATCATATCTAATTGTTCTGATTGGGTTTTCTTCATACCCCCAAACATTACAAGTAATATCAATCTCATTCTTTTTAGCCTTAACCACTCTATAGATTCCATTCCTTGAATATAAATGAATCCTGTCACCAACCCTCAAATACTTCATTTCAAGTAATCTAATACCAGATTTAATGTGTTGTGTCATATGTAATATGTTTTGTCGCAGGAGGGGGACTCGAACCCCCAAGGTCAAAGGACGGGAGATTATGAGACTCCTGAGCTACCAATTGCTCACATCCTGCAATATGTTTTGTTGATTAATAAGGAATCGAACCTTAATCTCCCACCTTTGTCAACCAAGACTAGCCACGGAGTCGAACCGTGTTGGAAGGTGGTATGCCCACTACACCATAATCATTCGAGAGTTTCGAACCTCTCAGCCACAGATTAATTACTTCTGTGATTTGTATCCCGTAGGGTAGTCGAAACCCTATTGCCAGAATGAAAATCTGGAGTACTTGCCATTATACGAACGGGACATATTTATTTTTCATATTTTAAGTAAAATCTTAACCACTTTCTTATGGCATTATCACTAACCCCATATTTTTTTCCTGTTGCAAGATATCCAATTTCTTCCACCGATTTAATCAATTCAGTATAAAATGGACGTTCCACTCTTCTTCCATTTACCATACGATTCAATTCACCTTTAGTTAATCCATTTTCCAATCTTTCTTTTTTTACTCTTGTTTTAGGTAATTCTATAATACCAAACTCGTATTTTTTTTCCTTCACCAAAGATAACAAAATAACCTCTAACTTTTCAATAGTTTCATCAATATTTTTTTTGATTTCATTTTCACTAATTCTTATTACACACCATCCTTGTTCGTTTAATACTTTATCTTTAATTTGATCTTTTTTCTTTCTTTCTTCTAAGAGATGTTGTGACCCATCAATTTCTACAGCAACCATTTCATTCATAAATGCGAAATCAATAAAAAAAGGAAATACTGAAAACTCTCTAACTATTGAATATTTTTTATCCCACCCAATTTCATTTATTTTGTTAAAAAAAACTTTTTCAGGATAAGAAATATTTTTTTGACGCCAAGAAGTTTTTTCAGGGTGTTTTTTCATAAACTCTAATCTTTTCTCCCTGAGTATTTTTTTGGACTCCTCGGTATGCACATATGGAAACCTTTTTTTTCCTATTTTACTACTTTCACTATTACTCCTTATCAAGTCACACAATATATCACTGATAATCCCCTTACCGACCTTGTATTTCTCACATAGGTTTCTTATACTCCACAAATCCTCACTATAAAGTTTTTTAATTTCTTCTTTATATGTAAAAACCTTTTCACAAGCACCTTCGTGAGTAACTAGACCCCCCTTATTAGAAAACTCTTTTTGACATACTTTACACTTAAACATAATATTCATTTTATATATAAATATACACAAGTGTTCGTAAGTTTAGTATCCTAACCAAAAAATTTCAATTTATTTGATTCTTGGTAATTTTTTTGTAGTCAGGACAGGATTCGAACCTGTAACAGATTTGGTACTAATTTAATAGTTTGTAAAACCTCCCCCGTTTTCACCAGTTAAACTACCTAACTAAATTCTAATTCTACGCCACCGTTAAGAGGGTCGCCATTATGGAGGCTTCTATGAATTAGTAACAGTCTCTCCCCAACCAAGTAGTTAGGACAGGATTCGAACCTATACGTTAGCTTTACATTTCGTTGACTAACCGCACCTTTAAGCGAGTGTCTACCAATTACACCACCTAACTATTGATTAGTTCCCTTACTTTCACGAGGACTTGCGTATCTTCTTCAACATTTCTGTCTTAGGACTCCACCAATCTTACTTTATTATAAACCCACTTTCCTTTCATTTAGTTCCAAGGTTTAGAACTTTTTTTTGTGGGTGCCGAGGGACTCGAACCCCCAAGTTTAGCATATAGCAAATGATTTACAGTCATTCCCCTTCACCAATTTGGATAGACACCCATAATATTTTTTGTACCCAGGGCGGGACTCGAACCCGCACGATTCTTACAAATCACAAGATTTTCTTACTACTATGGCTTTCACCACCCTTTTGGTTTGTAGTCTGGACTATACCTTCACCATATCTAAAATCCCATAATAAGAACACCATTTCCTTATTGCATTATCACTAACATTATAAAATTTTCCAACACTGACAAAAGATTTCAGTTCTTCAAATTTTTTAATAAGTTCAAACACTGGAGGTCTTTTTCCTTTTGTGCCTTGAAAATAACATTCTGTTGAACAATATATTTTTTGATTACGAGTCAGAGTATTATCACAAAGATGACAAGTTCTTTTCGGGGGTTTAGACTTAGGTGTACCGTGTCTAGTCTCTGCACCTTTCTTATTTCTAAGACTTGGCTCAAGATTACCACCAACATTACTAGCTGAGGCTTCCTTGAATTTACGGTATTCTACTTCTCTCTTTTCAGAAAGAGCACTCTTCCCTTTTCTAAAATTTTCAGTTTGTGCGTGACAATTAGAACATAAAATTTGTAAGTTTTCTATTCGATTATCTGTATTCACACCATTAATATGGTGCAATTCGAGAGGAATTTTTTTATCATTCCATAATGAATTTAAACAAATTTCACATTTTTCTTGTTTCACCCCAAGTTCAAATAACTTTTTTTTTAAACCGTAGGAACTCCTGTATTGTGAATTTTCAACCAATATATCCTCTAATGAGTAAGTTTTCATTGGTCTAAATTTCAATCCAACATTCCAACCTTGGCCTGTAAAGTGAGTAATATCAATATTAAATTCTTTTATTAATATATTCAATGTTTTGTAATTACCCCCAATAGGTCTAATTGATAGATTTCTACATGTTTCAGCTATTGAATAACTTTTTTTAACGGCTTCTATTAACTCTTCTTTATTGTATTTTGTTTTCATATATATTCCTTTATATATAAATATCAACAAAGTTAATTAAATCGAACCCTCAAACATTCTTTTTTAAAATTTTACGAGTTTTCTTTAAGTCTTGCGTGGCTACCATTACACCACCTAGGCATTAAGTTAAAGAGAAGTTTAGAATATTCCAGGATTCTTGGTTGAGTGCAATGAGTGACGCCTACTTACTATGAATCCTTTTTCAGCATTATAAACACTCTACTTCTCAACTACAGCTTCTCCACTTCTCTTTTTGATATCTCATCTTCTTTATGGTGAATATCAAGTCACCATAGTATAACTTATGTTGGATTCGTCCGCCCTAATTGACAATAAGTAAACTCCTTAGAACGTAAGTCACATCTTAATCTCGTGACATAGATATTATCTAAACCTTTTTCCTTTTCATTTAGTTCCAAACCTTGAAACTTTTTGTTGCGAGCTATAGGGGATTTGAACCCCTGATCTTCAGCGTGACAAGCTGAAATGTTAAACCCCTACACCAATAGCTCATTTATTTTTCCCTCTATTTCAAAGAACATCACAAAGGTAAAGAAAGTTCATCAAGATTTCAAATACTTTGATTTATTTTTTTCTTTTATTTTGTGTTCTATTACTATATTAAACCAACTCCATCCACACTTAGTTCCACATTAAAATAAAAAAACCCATCTTTTTTTAGGAGATGGGTTTGCGAGAACTATTTCTGATATATTCAGACACGCCCATTCCGAAGATTTAAATCTTCAGCTCTAAGAGTTTCACCTGTATATAAATAATTTTTCATTTTTGAAGTTGTTCTATTTTTTATTAAATATAATGAATAATACAAAAGTGTCAAGTTTGTTACAAAAATTTTGAAATTAATTGAGCCACTTCGTATCCAGTATAAGCTCCTAATGCGGCAGAACCAGGTAATACAACAAATTTCCCAAATATACTTTCATATTTTGCTCGATTAACAATATATGAAATTAACATATAATATAAGAAAAAATTAATTAATACCGCGACATCAATTTCCTTTGCCATAAAGACAACAATAGAATTACCAAAGAATCCCCAGCTGAAATTAATTAATGTTTCACGGGTTAACTCCCATACTGATGTATCGGCATCCGCTACTTTAATTTGTTTTGTTAAAAAATTCTTTTTCATTCAAATAAATCATTAAATCCGGTGTTATCCAAAAAATCGTTATCCTCATTTATTTCTCTTATCTCATATTCAAAATAACTGATGTTACATATGACATCTTTATTTTCACTGAAAATCTCGTGAATCATATCAAAAGATTCCGGATCAAGTTGAACCTTATCTTTTTTGAATAAACTGAAGATTTCCTTTGATGTTCTGTATAGATTTGGATATTGGTAGTTGGTTAATTTGCCATCCATTTCCATATGTTCAAATTTCTCATAGAATTTGTCTTTAACATAAAGAATGTTCTTGTTTGACCAATCATTCAATACTTGAAGAATAAAGGTTTTAAGACCTTTCATACAAGCCTCACGATAATCATCATATTGTTGTTGGGTTGATAAATCACCATATTCAACATCCTCAACTTCTTTCTCGTGTTCGGCAATAACATCTAATGCCTGGAGTTGGAGTTGTTCCCAAGTGGTGTCAAATGGTTTGTAATAATTTATGATAATCATTGTTTGCATTTTTTTATGTGAATAAAATTCTTTGTCTTATTTGATACTATAACATTGAGGGATTCCATTTAGTTCCATCCCAATACTCAAAGTTTGGTAATTTTTTTTTATAAGAGAATTGTTCATAGTACTCAGAAATATAAATATAGTCTAAGTTTTCTTTAAAATATTTCTCAATTAAATAGTAGTAAGATAATGTACCATAAGAATGGTTTTTATTTGATTCATCCCAAATCATAAATGTATAATAAGGAATATTATCAACTAAATTAACAATACCACAAAAACAATCGTCAAAAAAAAATTTATAGTGAGGCAGTTCTAAATATTCGTCTAAATACTCTACCTCAAACTTACCAAATTTAAGTGCTCTTTTGACTATAGAATTTAAATCACCTTGATCCGATATCTTAATTTTTGATAGTTCTCTTTTTCTTCTATTAGAAATATCGTTTAATTTCAATCTACTAGATTTTGTTTGATACCATTTTTCCCTAAAAGGTAACCACCCATTCTCAAACATATCCTTAGATGTTTCTTTATCAGTGATTGCATATACTTCAAGAAGAGATTCACCAGTTTGAGTAAATAAACCATTATTATGGTTATATATTATTTTCATTTGTGTTTATAAAATCAAATGCTAAATTATCACTATCAGGTGTAATCCATTTAGGGTTTGTCTCTGATGACCATTCGTAAGAATTATATTTCCTTTCAATTAACATTTCTTTTGATGAATAGAAAGTACTATCAAAAACGATTAATCTATTATTAGGTTGTATTGCGAAATTTCCATTATCCATCATAATAAAATGACCGCACTTATGTTGAGATGGATGTTCAGAAAATCCAGTAGGGGGTATAGTTCTATCTTCGTGAGCCCAATCTAATGTAAATAATATTTTACCTCTATATTTTTCTTTTCTCCTACTAACAAATTCAACTGGTGAACTACGTAACATTGGAAATTGTGTTAACGACACATAATACGAATAACTATCCCATAAAACTAGTTCATCTAGTTCTTGTTGAACGGCGTCCTCCTTCCAACAAAAAGCATGAATGGGCATCCTCCACCATATTCCACCATCACTCATCATAAAATGAAATAATGGTGTTTTACCTGGAATTGAAGTCATTCCAAAAATGTAACACTCAAACTTTTTGTCAAAAGAGTCTAATTGATTTCTCAGAAAATTACCTCTAACGTAACATTCTATTGGTGGGGTTGGGATGTTTAAATAAGCCATTATTTTTGATATTTTTGTATTAAATAATCGACAAAATCTTCCATATTGTCAAGGTGGTAAGTGGTTTCTTCATCCCATATTGTTTTCTCAACATTATCATATAACCACCAACCAACTAAATCCTGGATATATCCGTACTCTTTGTCTTTTTCTTTTCTGAGGATGGCCGAAATGCTGTTTTCCAATCCACTAACCCCTGTTTCAAGTTCAAATAAATCAACTCCCAAACTATGGAGCTTAGATATCTTCTCATTTATTTGGTTAATTAGGTTTAGGGTGTCAATAATATATTGTTTTACCATTGTTTCTCTTATTAAATATTTTGAATGTTAAAAATAGCATAGATGGAGGGACTCGAACCCCCAACCAGTTGGTTTGGAATCAACGGCTCTACCAATTGAGCTGCATCTACGTTTGAGTTGAGGTCGGAGTAGGGATCGAACCCACCTAACAGAGGTTGCGACTCTGCACCTAAGCCACTCGGACATCCGACCTAATTATTTATTTTTTTAATCCCCCAACATCACCCCACTCGTCAGCGGGGGATAGGTTGAGTTAAGTCCTCTAACTTATACCTTGGGCTATTCGTTTATGGACAACAAGACCACAGCTAGTGAGCTATTCTTATGGTAAGCTTCGTGGTACATTTATTTTATACCGGTTTGTATTTCCTTTTTATCAGAATGTTTATCACCTGTTTTCCAATTTACAGAACCATTACAAGTTGTGAAATATTTGTAACCACGATCCCAAAATCTATAAACCTTACAACCATCAACTTCAAATAGAAGTTCAATATTGAAATCGTTGTTGTTTGTTTTAACAATCTCGGTAGGTTCTCCAAAACAACTGGTTAAAACTAAACTGAGTGTCAAACCGATGAGGACTTTTTTCATTTTTTATTTGTTTTTATTGAGTTATTGTATTCGTTTTAAAGAGTTACATCTACATAACACATTAAAGTAATGAATAGTTTCCATTTTGTAATTATTTTTTTCATCTAAAAAAACAACTACCTCCATGTCAACTATGGATCTAATCTCAATGTACTGATTGTTGGGATTATCTTCACTATAATCAATATATAATTTATCACCAACCTGGTACTCACCAATTTTTACATTCGTCATATAATTTTATTTTTTCTTTCTGACCGTGATTGTGTTGGTCAAAATGGTCTGTATTAAAGTTGCAGACTAATGCTTCAACAACTGTCCGTCTATTTTCAATACTACCGCCATTATGATAAAAATGGTCTTTTGTGACTACATTAAATTTACTCCAAAATTTTTCAATCATTTCATTTTGTCGCCAGTCGTTATGATGCCAAGTTGAAAGAATAAATTTTGCTTTTGTTTCACTTAATAAATTGAATAGAAGTTCTTCGTCTTGTTCTGTCCAACCGTTAAAATAGTCAACGTGTCTGCCGTAATATGGTGGGTCGCAATAAATAATGTCGTTTTCAGTAGCTAAAGGTATTATGTCAGCAAATGATTTGTTGTGAAAAGTCCAGTCAGGCTCAGTTTGAATGATTTGAGAAACCGTTGCAACTTGATTTGTGATTTTTGTCACGTATGCTTGAGCAAAACGTTCTGGTTTTTTACAGAATGGAATATTCCAATGACCTTTGTTGTTAAATCTCATCATTCCATTAAATCCTGCTCTTGAAAGGAAAATAAAATCGTAAGGTGAAAATTCTCCAGCATTGAAACGAGAACGAACTTTTAAATAATGCTCATAACCATTATTGTCGGCTTCACTTAAAATCGCTCCTTCTTGTTCAAGATAGTGTTTCATCAAAGGTGCAGTAATTTCTTTTGCCTGAATACCTTTATAAAAATTGATAATATGAGGATTTGTATCGTTTAAAATCGCTTTTTTGTAACCCGAATTAAACGCAACTACACCAGTTCCAAGAAATGGTTCTATCCATTTACCTTGAACCTTTGGTGCAAGTTCCATAATCCAAGGAACTAGCTTGGTTTTTATGCCCTGACTTTTTATTGGTGGAACAATTACTTTCATTCGGCATCCTTTTTTAAAGTTGAACACTTTACTATCTTATCCCATAAGTCTGTCCTACCTTTAAATTCTAAAAAGTCTTTAAGAGTGGTAATTTTTGTTGGCTTACCATCTTTTACCATTGTTGCAGAACCGTGATTTATCCAATATTCATCAAACCATTCTTCACCTAGTTGGCTAAAAATTCCATTTTCACTTCTTAAATCGTCAATGCTAAGTGTAGCACCGATATTTGCAGTATTTCCCAAACCTTGTTTGTCACTCGCAATTTTCCATTTCTCTGCGACAAAAAAGTCAAAATCTTTAATCACTGATGTAATTGATTTTAAATTTTTAACGGTTGCTACTTCTCTTTCTCCTACTTTTTGGTTAGGCGTTTCGTATTCTTCTTGAAGTTCTTGAACTTGATAAATTTCTGTTTCAGAAGCATCATCAGCCAAGTCTGTTCTTGTGTAAATTACACCCAAACAAAAATGTGCTAAATATTGATTGTAGGGAAACTGAATATTTTTCTTTTTGTCCCTTTCTTTGAAATAACTTCCGTGACTTCCCAAAGTAAAACTAGAAACTCCGCTTTTCTTCCTGTAAGTTGTTTTTAAGTCAACAGCAAATTTTACGTCTTGATTTTTCTTAGCCATACTAACTTCACCTTCAAATCTTTTAATGTTCCTATGATCTGGAACAACTCGTTTCATATTTTCAATTTTCTTTTCAGTATGGCTAATAAAACCTTCAAGCCAAATTTTAAGTTCTTCCATTCTATTTAAGTTTTATGTTAAAAAATAATACATACTTATAACAACAAATATAAAACATTTATTTCAGTGTTCCAAATTTGTTATTGGTTTATATTTTAAATTCTGTTTTTCAATTTAAGTTTTCGTTAATAAACGTTTTATATTTGCATCCGTTATGTGTAAGTGTTCCGTTCATCGTTCTAATTAACATTTCGGTTGAAAATTTTAAAAGAAAAATCCCACCCATTTTTAATCAAAAGTTTATCTTTAAGTTTATCAGTTATGATTCGTTCAGGCTTATCATGTTGTTTACCATCTATTTCGATAGCAATTTTTCTATCGTGTATTGCAAAGTCAACATAATATCTTTCTAATGGCATTTCATATTCGTATTGAATATTTAAAGAATCTAAAACTCTCATAGCCACCTTTTCGGGGTAAGATGGTTCTAACTTTTTCCTAGTTTTCCAACCAAAAGTTTTATCATCATTTTTATGTCTTTCATAAGCATTATTTGAATTAATGATAGACATCTTTCTTTTATAATCTTCGTTTTCCCATTTAAGTGAAGAACTACAACTAAATGAACACGTCTTTTGATTTCGTTTAGTCCAATTAACTTCAAATTGATTTTTACAATTTTCACAAATTAATTTTATTTTTCCATGTCCCCTGCCAGCAAGTGATTTCGAAACCTTTCGATTAATCTCATTTCTTTTATTTTTAGTACTGAAACTTCTAGCACACTTTGAACAACAAAATCTACCAGAACCATATGTACCATCGTGTTCTAAACTACAATTTTCACAACTTTTCATTTTATGTAATATTTTATTATATATAAATATATCACATTCGAACAATTGACTTTTAATCTATGTCGGCAAGATAGGAATCGAACCTATATGTAACCAATTAACCTTTCTACGTGGTATCAGCACGAGGGTATACTTGCCGTATTATTGTATGGGTGACAGAACTTTATTTATTTACATAAACAAGGTGGTAATCACTTATACTCACATTGTTTTCGTTAATCCAATTATTGAATTTTAAATTAACCTCTTTTTTTGTTTTCACTTTCCATTCTTCCACTATCTTTTCAGTTTTTATAACTTTAGTTTCACCATATAAAGTAAAAAACAATTTTTCATTATATGTTTCTGGTGTAACTTCAACACCATCTTTGAAATATTTAATAACTTCTTTAGTGTAAATTAATTGTGTGCTGTACATAGTGTTATTTTTTTATGATTCAAACTTCAATTATATAAACCACACCAAAGAATAAAAAGTTTCAAGTGTTGAATATTTTTTTGTGGTTCTACCAGGACTCGAACCTGGAACCCCTCCGTTATGAGCGGAAAGCTCTAACCAATTGAGCTATAAAACCTATTGTGTTGGGGATGTGCGATTTGAACGCCTCCTCTTCGTCCCAAACGAAGTATGCTAACCGAGTTACACCACATCCCCTAATTTAGTAATTACATAATCAATATCGCCAAAAATAATATTAATTTCTTTTGATACAATTTCCATTTTCACCCTATCCTTATCCATACAATATGGATTTTTTGGATCTAGATACAAGTTGAAATCTGGTAGATAAAAGTCAGGATAATAAAGTTTGTTTTTACCATCTAAAACCCATTTAATTGGTTCTGGTCTTATCCATTTAATCTTATACTCATCCAACCATTCTGCTAATTTTAATTCCCAACTTGATTCCAAAATAATACCATTGTAGTTTATTGTTTTTCTACTACCATTCAAGTATTTTCTGTTTGTTTTACTTTTTATTTGACACTCATCTGAACAAGTTTTTCTAAATCTATTTTCGTAAGTAATTTCTGTGTTACATATAACACAATTTTTTCCTGTCTTTTTGTTTAAGAATCTTTCATAACCCTCATCGTGTCTTTGTTTGACCACTCGTTGAAGGGATTTAATGGACTTCTCTTTATGTTCAGGACTTAAAGTTCTCCCCTCAAGTTTCTTTGAAATTTTAATCTTAGTTTCTTCCTTATGTCCACCTCTATTTTTATTGTTAAAACTTGCGGCACAAGAACTACAACAAAACTTGTTATGTCTTTGAGGATAAGTCAAATCATTCCCACAATTCGTACATTTATTAGGGGTTTTATTATACTCTTCTTTTACCTTATCAGATTTCAACTTAGCAGCTTCAGTTGCTAATTTTTGACCTCTTAAAACATTTTGGTAGTGTCCTTTGTATAGTTCTTTCATATATCTATTTTATATATAAATATATTGATAGTACGGAAAAACCTACTCGAACCTACATATATTTAAACAAAAAACGTATAAATAAAACCCAACATAACAACCAAAAAGAAAACGATTGAAATCAATAATAAATCAGAACTTCTTTTGGTTACCCAGATTATCAATAATACCAAGGCAATGATAAGGAAAAAAATTGAATAAAACATCAACATAACATTAGATTTTATTTATTAAGAATTATTTTAATACCATCAAAAATTTCTTCACCATATGAATCGTGTGGGTCACCACCACTTCAGTCGTTCGCCTTGACCAACTTGGCAACATCACCATAAAAATTTAGAGTAAGTATCCACCACG